ACCGAATGTTGTGCCTTAACGACAGTCTCCCATAAACGTTTACGCCCGTCAGGTCGGTTAGTAAACTTTCCACCCCAGTCTCTGTCAGCAGATTCCAGTTCAGTCATTATGTCTGCGGAACCAAACCCTTGCTCGTGCATGGCGCAGGCTAAAGAAAACAATGTTCCTGACCTGTCTCCGTTAGGGTTTTTGCTGGTGATGCGTGGACCGTTGCGTCTTATCGCTCCGGCTAATCCACGCATCCCAGACGTGGATAGGAACGGGTTGACTTTAGGTATCGGTAACGGTTTAGGTTTAACGTACAACCCTAAGACTGGTTCCCAGTCTTCGGGCGTGACTCTTGTTTCGTATGCCATGCGGCAAAACTCTTCACAAGATAAGTCTTCCCCACCTTCAGGATCAAGGACTACGTTGCGGCCTACCCTTGCAGGTATTGTACCGTTCGCATCTATTTTAGATGGGTATGGTAGCCGTACACCGTTGCCCCAGCCTTTACCGCTAAGCACTGTTTGTTTTGGATTCACTTCTTTGATAGGTGCATCCACTATTTTACAGACAGCAATTAAACCGTTGCGTACATCTACGGCAGGTCGCGCTTCTGTGAAGAACACCCAAAGGTGATACCCTTTTGAGCGTGACCGTTCAACCCATGAAGGTACGTCTAATTGCCATAGTAAAGTCTGTACGTTGGTAGCATGAATGAGAGATTCTTCTTCTCCTTCATCCCAATCTACACAACCCCAGTAGACAACGTATCGGTCTTCTTCCTTTTTTAAAGGGTACACACCAATGGGAGTTTTGTAACTCCCAAAGTGTGTGAGTACTGCGTTGTAGAACTCTTCCCCTGTCGCTTCCTTCGGTTCTTTTGTTTCTGATTCCCACGGTCTAAACCCCTTATTGTCGTCGTAGTTGTCTATGGCTATCCGGCCACCTTTAAACAATTCTGCGAATCGTTCTACGGTGCTATCCATTGGGATGCTCACCTCCGTCTGGTATTAGTTCATCCCAATAAGGGTGAATGTGTCCACACTGAGGGTCCAAATAGTATGCGTAGTCTCCTAAACGGGCGGTGCGTTTGTTTTTGCACAGGTTCATTTGGATACTGTTCTCATGGTATCTGGTTTCCCAATCGGTGAGATCCGCTGCATCTTTCTTGCGGTACACTTCCAGCACGAAGATTGCTTCTTGTTCTCCTCCGTATCGTCCAGCGTGGATACCGGCGGCTTGGCCTCGGTTCCCTGCTGATCTTCCGGCTTGGTGAACTAAAGCAATCGGCACACGTTGAGTTTTAGCCCAACGTTTAACTGCTTGCGCTTTGGCTGTGACCCCTGATGCGTCGGCTTCTCCGCCGGGCAATAATTCTAGGTAGTCAATCATGCAGAACGACGGGTTTTTACCCCACCATGCTCTTGCTTCATCCATTGCCGCTGACATGGATTCCAGAGTCATAGATTCGTCAATGATCGCCACACGTGATAACTCTTGTGTGGCTGCTCGCTCAAGATCAGACAGTGTGTCTTTATCTCCAGCCTTGATTGCTTCTTCTACTTCCGACGATGATCTGCCTTGTAAGAGGCAGAATAGTTTCATCACCACTAGTTCTCTAGGTTCGTCCATTGAAAATATGACAACGTGGGCTTCGGGGTCGTTCACTAGGTTGGTCACAATACTGTTTAACAGTACTTGTGATTTACCTGTGTGACTCCGGCCTACCACCAGCAACACTTCTCCACGGCCTATGCCACGGGTCGCTATGTCTATTTCGGAAAATCCTAGGTACCAGCGTTCTGATGGGTTGCGTATAAAACCTATAAGGTTCTCTACGACTGCTGATGTTAACGCAAAACGAAGAGGCTTCTTACTTCCAGAGTCCTCTGAGACGGCCACAGAGCCGTTCTCAGACGTTTCCAGAGGTTCAGAAGGGTTACCCCCCGTCGCAGCCGCTTCTTGGGCGGCTGCGAGTCGGGAGGCTACTTCGTCCTGCGAGTGCAGGACTACATCCATCAGGTTCTAACCTCTTTGGCTATTACCTTCAAGTCTGTAGCAGTTTTACCCGTGAAAGGACAAACAAACCAGTCAGGAATAAGTGGAGTGCCGTCTTTCTTAGATAACCAAACACCCTTGCCATCTGCTTTACGCTTATAGTCAGGACCATTGGCATTCACTTCCTTGTCAGGATTTAATTTGTCCTGCCAATTTGGTGGCCACCACATAGTTTGGTTGTCCATCAGGTCACGCCAGATCTCTTGTAAAGATCCTCCTTTTGAGGAGTTGGCGTTACTGTAGGATTTATTCCCCGTCGCTTGTTGGGCCACGGGAGCAGCCGGTGTATTGGACCGAACACTTTTTTCTAAGAGTCTCACACCCTGTTCTGTAAGTTCATAACCTACACCTAGTGCTTCGTAGTTGGCGATCTCTAAAGTGGTTCCCCACTTAGCGATCTCCGCTGCTACATCCTCCTGAGATGCCTTAGCATCTATGGTTATAGAAACGCTGCATGACGCTTCGGCAGGTTCATAATCACCCGTTTGGATGACCTGCCTGCGAAACACAGTGAAACTGTTGTTGTTTTCTTCTGTCATTCCCTATTCTCCTATCTTTTGTTGTTAAAAGGGATCTGGTCCAGCATATTGCCCTCGGCAAGTTTTCCATGCGCCACACCATTTGGGGGAGCAATGCCAACCTGTCATATTGAGGGGCCATACTGAGAGATTTGCTTCAATAAGGGTTCCAGCAGAATGGGCGAGAGCAACCAGACTATCCCATTCCGCCGGTCCAAACTCCACCTGTGTGCGATGGACTACACCCTTAACTAAATGCACGAACTCAAAAGGTAACGGTCCGAAACCATGTACCTTGTCAACCGCATACGAATACGCTGCTGCTTGCACAGACCAGCGTTTCAGTTCCCATGCGTTAGATGGTTTACGACCCGGATTTTTCCAATCCACAATCGGATTGGGAAACTCTTGAACACAGTCAATAGTTCCCTGCAACCAGATTTCAGTACCTTCATCGGTCTTCGTTAAAGGAACTTCAAACCATTCCTCAACAGCGATTGGTTTCATGTCGGGTCTTACTTCTTCCCACCACACGTTCGTGTTCTTCTGAATGATTTCTACACATTCAGACTTGTTGTGGTTCCAGCGAACTATGTCATCGTGGCTGTCATTCCACCATTGCATAGACGCTTGAATAGTGTCGGCTTGCGACAACGGTTCTCCTGTCATCATCACTTCGTTGAGACATTGCTCTATTCCATAATGGACAGATGTCCCAATCATCGTTGACGTTGACTCAGTGTTCTCAGCGAGGCCTAACATGTCTTGTCTGGCTCGCTCAGGACACATGGCTAGAGAACCTAGCCATGATTGGCGGAGTACGATCCGCCCGTCATCAGTTATCATTTGCTCTCCTTTGTTATTCCGTTTAATCTTCTTAAACGATTTATGCTCGCCCCAAACTCTGCATGATCGTCGCAGTAGTGTTGATGCGTTTCAGTATTTTCAACAGGCCAGTTCAAAATCATTTGCATACCGCAAGCAACAGCGTGTTGTAGACTTTCAAACGATGGATCCGTTTCTTCCATCACTTCAACGTTGCGAAGAAACTCTGCGGCTATACGCAAAGTTTCTTCGGTTCGTATGTCCACAGTCAACTCTATTCCTTCTTCGCCATCAATAAATTCTTCAAAGGCTTCATCCCAATTTTCCATTTTTTCTCCTTGTCTGGTATTTGTACCCCACCCCCCCTAAAGGGGGGTGGGGTACAATGGACCACAAGAGTCCGAGGGGGTTAAGACTCTTGTGGGTTAGTTACTAAGTGCAGTTTTTTTTCAGGTTCTCCTTCTGGTTTTTCTACCATTTCCTCTAACAGTTCTTCTGGTATCAATGAAGATATTTTCATCATCATATTCTCCATACTATTCTGTAAGTCAAATAGAAAATCTCCTTGCCAGATTAAACTTTGCACAAAGTTCCCATAAAGGTTCATAAGCGCATCGGCTACGTTACCTTCTTGGTCATCTGGCGCTACAAGATCTTCCAATCTTTTAACTCGCTCTTCCAATTCCATATCAACTCCTAATGTATTCGTGGGGCAGAGGGGAAAGGAGAGATGTGTAAAAAACCCTCTGCCCCACTGATCTAATATTACTACAGGCGTATACTGATATCAAGTCAGTATTACAAACGCACCCTTCCTTCTTTCTCATATGCCTGTATAACTATACCATTTTTTTGGACCTGACCTCGTATCCACAATCCCTTCCTCCGGGCAGCCGCTTCTGCGGCGTTCCTAAATTGTTTGGTTGTGGTCTTGTAGTCCTCACCATTGGTTAACAACCAAGGCTGTCCATCTAACCATTGATCCCAAGGATACAATTCAGGTCTTCCACCTGAATGATCTCTAGGAAATTCTGATAATGCTTTAGCCATTTTTTGCTCTCTCTCTTCGTCTTGCATTTTTATTTGAAGTTCTGTTGTAGACTGCAAAACATTTAGGTCCACAGTTGAACTGGGTTTGGACAGTTGGCATAAACTTTTGACCGCAAACTTTACAGTCTCTAGCCGTCCAAAGATGATATTCTTTGGACTCTGCTAACTGTTTCCTTCTTCTTTCAGACACGCCTCCCCAGACGCCCCAAAACTCTCCGGTTTCGCAGGCGTGGATTAAGCAATCCATTTGGATAGGACAGACGGCACAGATTTTGATGGGTTCTTTCATCTTCATCTTCTTGCCTCTTACGCCTATCACCTCTGGGTAAAACAAGTGAGTGTCAACTCCCTTGCAGGCGGCCTGACTGTAATCAGGCTTCAATGAGTGTTCTCCAAGCCTCGTTAGCGAAAGGTGTTTTGCCTTCCACTGATTTGGCTAAAGACTTCTCAGGGTCATGCTTCCAGTTTTGGTTTATGTAATGCTGTTCAGCACCCTGAACTGCATTGTAAGCCAGCCAACGACTGCCTATCAAATGCGACCCAGCACCGAACTCTTCCTTCTCTTTATGCCAGCCCAACAACATAGCGCCTCTCTTGGCGAGGTCGTTATCTAACGCCCTGTCAGAGATGTCCTGATCTTGACGATCAGGCACTAAATGTTGTATGAGATTCCTGAACTCTTCGTCAGTAAACTCCTGCGAAGCCAGAATCCTAGCCTGATTAGCATACGCTTCAGCGTGTGCCATCTGGTTAGAAAGGATCTGAGCACGAGCCTCCACCAAATCAGAATGATTTGCTGTACGCCGCACCTTCCACAAAGGTGTAGTACCCATGAGTTGATTAGTGCATGACAGTCTATGCATCATAGACCGCACGCTTGTAGCCCACGCCCCATTCAAAGAGGATGTCCAGACAAGGCGAGGCTGTAAAGTATCGCCGTTCCCTAGATCAACTTCATCACCCAAATTTTGAGTGAATACCAGACGTTCGCCTTT